TCAACGATACATCTGGTTGAACGTCCGAAGTCCCTTCGCGCGCTGATCGTCGAGGTACTTTGCAAGGTCGTTGATATGGACGCCTTTGGTGGCTTTCTGGCTGTCCTCCATCCTGACCAACGGAATGGGAAGGTTTCCCTCGTCTACCTTGCGCAAGAAGCTTCGCAGCGTGAGGTGGCTGAAATAGTCTTTCACCAAGCGGTCAACCGGTATGACGGGCTGACCATATTGGGCCATCAGAAAGAATGCGGTTTCCATCTTTGTCTCCGATGTCGCGAGTGTGCGTGTCGTTTTTTAGGGGCGGGAGTTAGGCCGCGAGGGCCCGGCGGCGGTCTGCTTCATCGCCCCATTGCCTCGCCGCAGCGGCCATCATTCCTTGGAAGGAGCGACTACGCAGGCGGGCGCGATCGGGGCCGGGAGGCATTCGATGCACTCGGTTCCAGCGCTTCCATTCGGCTGAAAGCCGTTCCGGCTCTGGTAGGCGGTTCGTTTCGCGCAGCGGTGTTAGCCCGTCCAGATACCAACCGGTTGTCTTGTAGGCTGGGTCGCCGAACTGGAATGGCTGCACGATGTCGGGCGCGGGCAGGTCGGTGGGCATCCGGTCTCGGGCGAGGTCATTCATCGCCGGGTTCTCGATCGCGCGGCAGGGGATCGGCGCAAGCCAACAAGCTGTGAAGACATCAACGCCGAGCTCGAACTCTGCTTTCATATCCGCCCAGGTGCGCCCCTTCGGTAACTTTTTGGGGTGGGTCCACTTACCCGGCCCGGACATCCAGCGTCGACCAGAGCGACACAGACGGGTGCAGGGGGGATGCATGACCGCCAGCAGATCCCAACCTTCCTGCAGAATGCCATCTCGGACATCACAGATGATATGACGGTTGGTTGGATCCTCTGCGGGTTCCATGTCGCAGGACCAAACGTCATGACCCAAGGCAAGTAGAGCGCGTCGCATGATGCCGCTGGTTTCGCAAGCGACCAGTGCTTTAGCCATGTCGGTAGCCCTCCGGTGGCGATGCGATACGCCCGCGCCAAGCGTCGAAATCTGTGCGCAAGGCTTCGAACTTCTGAAAGGCAGTGCCACGCAACTCGAGGTCACGGCGGGTGATGATCCCGCAGACGGTGCGCACGTATTCTGCGGCCGCGCTGGCGTTGAACCGTTGACCTGGTAGGCCGCTGCGGATGGCTGCGAATTTCTGAAACTGCGGATCATTGCAAAGGATACCGGCCTGCTGAGCAGGGCCGAGGTTTGTAAAACTCTGCTTGTGGCGGCTGGTCATCGGTCACACTCCAGCCGTGGTTCAGTTCCCATGGGCGCGCGTTTGTTGGTGTTCGCGTGAGTGGTGGTGCCTACGCGCGCCCCGGATCGGGAAAATACCTTTCTGGCTCCATTGCAGCAGAGGCAAAGGGTGTGGCTGTTGTCGTGATACGGATGCCAATGCTCGATCCCGCGACCGTAGCAGCGCGGGCAAGTGACGGTCTCCGGGCGCTGCGCTTTGCAGACTGGGCAATGACCGGCATGCGCGGGCATGCGGTTGTCATCTGAACAGTTGCAGATCCAGTGAGAGAGCGCCGGGGGCATGAGTGTTCCTGAAGAAAGGGCCGAAGCCGGAGCTTCGGCCAGTTGGTCACGAGGCAGGTTTCGGGCCGCGTGAAGGGAGTTTATGAGCGCGGGCGGTGGGCAACTTGGAGGATTGATCCGCCCGCGCCTGATCCGCACCGCTGATGCGGTGCGAAACCTCGGGACATTCGACAGCGCGCAATCCTCCAACGCGACGCTTGTGGTCATTGGTCTCAGAGGGGAGGGGCCCTCGGGGTGCGTCCGCCATGGATGCGGAAGCGTGAGAGATAGGGTTTGTCATTGCGGGTGCGCCTCGCCTTACGCCGCATGGGGGCCGTGCGGGGTGATCTGGCGATCGGCCATGACGCGGCGCACTTTGTGGCCGACACGTTCCAGGACCTGCTCGGTCGGCTCTGGCGTGGGCGCCGGGCGCTCGATCAAATGTGCAGCCCGCAGGCGCGCCGGGTCAAAGCCCTGACCGCGCGCGGCTTTCAGAGTGGCCCATGCTGTTGTGAAAAGGTGCGGGCTGTCGAGGTGGTCCTCTGGCGAGCCTGCGATCTGCTGCGCGTCCCGCAGCACAGTTTCCAGTCTATCGTGCATTCAATCCTCCATCGGTTGATGGCAGATTGATAATTGGGAAACTTACCCACATCAAGGAAAAATGGGTAAACTTACCCGATTCGAGTTTCTCATCAGGTCCGCATCAGCTTATGTCGAAGTGACGATTCCTGTGGTGAAGGGCAGAAAGCAAGCGCGGAAGGTGAAAAGCTGCCAGTAATGAAAATGTGGCACAAAAGGAAAAAAGTGCGCTCAACCAGATAGTTGTGTTGGAATCTGAGGACATTTCATACGAGACTTTGAATGATAGGCCGAGCAAGATAGCCGCCAAAAACGTCTTGATAAGATAGCTCTGCCGCAGCGATATGTTGCTGTTGTCTTGAGCGACTTTCGCTGAGAGATTTTCTTCTAGGACTGGATCGTTCGGTTGGTTTCGACCCAAACGACCAACGCCACCAGCAAGTGAAGAAACAGCCAAGGACAAGCCCGAGAGGATACTCAGTGAAGCGATGGCAGTATCGGTAGCTGCAAGTATCGCTTTAGGATGTAATAGGCCGATGGTCGCCCCAACAAGAGAAACGGCTACATAGATAACGAACAAGGCCATATTTTTGTGGGTTCTACACATATCAGGTCAAAAGACCGTTCTCCTTTAGTTCTCGCAGGTACTGTATCATCAACTGATGTGCTTCATTCAAGTCAAAACTAGACGCGTCTCTCCGAATCTCAACTTTCTTACTTAAAACCATCGACTTAGGGGATATTTCCACATTGTTTCCTAGGACAATCTTGTAGGTCGGCACGTCGTCGTCGTTCATTGTTGCGATGGCCATCTCTTTCAGCCACTCGTCTTTCGATATGCTGTCGTAGGAGAGTTTTTTACCGCTTATCTTTAGCTTGGCGGTCATGGTTTTGCGCAGTTCTATATCGGTGACACTATCAATGTGCCCAAAAAATCTTGCTATTAAGTTTTCTGAAACAAGTGGTGGTAGCGAAGCGAGATAGTTGGTGATGTTGAGGTCGATACTCTTCACGCCATGCTCAATCACGTCCTTCACAGTTGGGTTATGAGGCACCTCCGAAAGTCTGGCGCCAGTGGTAGAGTGAATGATCCCATTTCTTTTAGCGAGGTCGAGCAGTGTGTGTATCAGCAGTTGCGCCCGATTTCCCATGTTGCAGGCGATGACATGGTTTCCCTCGACGAGAATGGACACGTTCCGTCCAAGAAATTCCTCGCCGGAGTCTGCCGATTTCTTCGACTGGGAAAGCGTCTGTTGCGATTCCTTGAAGTTCAGTGTGCTGGCTTTCGCACCTTCCTCGAAGATGCTGAATACTACGCCTAACGCGCTGTTCGCAGGTGCTTTCTTGAACTCAGCGATTGCTATCTTGTCGAAGAGCGTCGCGCCGTTGCAAATTCGATCCGCATGGTTTGGCAGCGTTTTCTCTAGCTGCTCAACCAACTCTTGAAGAGAGAAATGAATATCGTCAGGAAGAAAAGCTCTGAACGCAGCTAGACGCATATCCAAGTGATTTTTGCTCATTTATACTCCAAAGCAATCATAAAATGTTGTGTTAGATCTTCCTCACCAAATCGCGAGGCCAGTGCAGCCTTACCGGAGCTGCCCACTTTAATTTAGTATTCCAAATATTGTTTGCGCCTGGATTTAAACTGATCAGATGAAATAGCCCGGGTTCATCCCCCGCTTTCACTTGTTTGACCCATCCCATTCCAGCGGCATCTTCACAGACGCATCGGAGTCCGATCACATCGCTAGGTACGCTGTCGTGCCCATTCCGTGAGTAAAACAACAGATCTCCGTGGGAATAGACTGGCTCCATGCTATCGCCCTCAACTTCTACGGCGACAATCCCGTGAGGCGAAAGGCCAGCAGGGCACTCAACTTGCGGGCCGTCACCTTTTTCGTAAGCGTCAAACACTGGCACTTGAGCTCCAGCACCAACTTTTCCTGCGATCGCGATTGTTGGAGTGGTATCAGGCCTTCCATCTGCCCAACTCATAACCTCTTCAACCGACATCTCTAGAGCTTGGGCCAGTCGAACTGCTGATGATAGCTTCGGAGACGCTGCTTTCCCGCGTTTGAGATCTCTTACGAATGATTGATGCAAGCCAGCCGCTTCTGACAGCGGGGCATCTCTCAAACCACGTGCCTCCATAATTTTGCGGAGACCTTCCAGAAATTTTTCACTCTCATCTAGCATTGGGGAATTGTACCCACCTTTGCTTGATGCAGGTATTGGGAAGTTTACCCTTGCACTTTCGGGTATACTTACCCAATAAAGCGACATGGAACATTTTCTCGCAGAACTCTCCGCCTACGCTGATGCTGTTGGTCGCACCCCGCAACATGTGTTGCGGCAAGCGATTGGCGCGAACTGGGGGCAGTGGGCGTCTTGGAGCGATGGTAAATCGAGCCCGACGCTGCACACAGTAGACAAGATCCGACAGCATATGTTGGAAAACCCTCCGCCCGGCAGTGAGGGTGATATCGCCGCATGAGCCGCCCGCGTCTAACCCTGATCGTGAACAATGATGTGCCATGCGACCAGCCTGGCACGTCAGCTGAACAAGCGTCTTGGTCAAATCAGTTGGATCCTTATGCGCTGAAGATCAGCGCGCCTGACCTTTGGTCGGCTTATTTCCACGCGCGGTTTCACAGCCCGCGCGAGGTGGCGCTGTTTTGCGACGTGTCGTTTCAGACCGCGCTCAACTGGTGGGGCGCGGTGACAGCGCCCGCCAGTCATACCGCCTTGCTGATGATCCTCACCGATCCCGGCGCGGCGGCGTTCTTTCAAGATCAAATGGCGAGGGCCGCATGATGGCGCAGAAATCCTCACCTCGGATCGAGCGGATCGCCTATCAGATCTGGTGGCTGATCCAGGACAGCGCGGGGGAATGCACCTTGGCGGATATGGCCGAGTTCACCGGGGCTTCGATGCGCACCTGTTCTCAGGTATGCCGCTATCGCGGCTGGGCCGGGTCCTATCGCAAGATGCCGCCGCGCAGTGTGGTGGATGACGGTCCGCAAATGATCGAGGCGCTGGATAGCGAGCTGTCCGCTCTGTTCGGGGAGGCCGCCTGATGTTGAATGCAGCGGGCTTGCAGCCCGTCTCAACCGATGACCTGCCGGAATATCCGCTGGGGATCGAGGATCGGCTGGACAGCCATTACTTCATGGCCTGGGAGCGGCGGCGTTGGCTCAATTCGGACATGCGCCTCAAAGGTACGCCGGAGTGCCGGGCGCTCTATTTTGATCTGATCAATATCTCTTACGATCAAACGCCGGTGGGCACCGTGCCGCAGGATTTGGAGACGCTGGCGAAGCTCTTGCTGGTCGATCCCGGGCATTTTCGGGCGTTGTGCAAGCTGGACTATGGCCCGCTGCACAAATGGACGCCGTGCATCTGCGAAGGCGGCGAGGTGCGGCTAATGCACCCGATGGTGCTGCGCACCCTCACCGAGGCGCTGTCACGCAAAGAGGATAACCGCGCCAAGCATGAGGCTGCCAATGCGGCCAAGCGCTTGCAGCGGCTGCGCTCCACGGTGGCAGGTTATCACGCGGAGCTCGCGAAGAATGACGCCGCCATCCGCTGGATGGATGAGTGGCTAGTCCAAGAGGGTTGCGAATACCGCAACGCCACTTGGATCGAGCGCGCCATGCAGTCGTGGTCAACGCATATGTTCGACCTCGGCCAAGCGCGCTCCGGAACACATCGAACAATGTCCTGACACTGTCCAACACTGTCCGGCGGACAGTTCAAGACAGTCTCGGACAGTCTCAGACTGTCCTGCACGACAGGGATAGAGACAGAGACATAACAAAACATAAGGCCAGTTGCCGGACACATCGGCGTTGGCGACTGGGGATAACTCGGGATTGCTGAGAAAGAGGTGCAGAAATGGATGCAAAAGAACAGGCAGCCGGTGAGGCGCGTGTGCAGGAGGTGTTGATCACGCCGCTGGAGGCGTTGGGGCTGGCGCGGCCCTCGACGCTGACCAAGGCGCAGTTTGCGGTGATGCTTGGCGAGCTGCGCCAGAAGCTTGCATATATGACACCCGCCAGCCTCGCGGTGCTGAGAGATTGGGTCGAGGCACACCCGGGTGGCAAAGATAAGGACCGGTTTCCGATTGGGCTCAAGATCCTGAACAAGGCGCGCGAGATCCAGCCGCCGGAGAGCGGGCCATCGCCGCTGATGCTCAAGGTCTTCGCGCATCCGCTCGGGCAAGAGGCTCTGGCCGGTGGCTGGGCGCCTGAGCTGCTGCGCTATTTGAGGGGCGCGCGGGAATGGCCGGGGCGGTACACCGTTACACAGATCCGCAATGAGGCGGATGGCGCGGTGCGCCGGATGGCGGATCTTGAGATGCGCATTGGCCGTGGGGATCGGTTGTCGATCGAGGATGAGAGCTTTCGCGCCCGTCGGTCTGAGGCGCTGCAGAAATGCCGGGAGATCGCAGACCAGGCGCAGCGGGGTGCAGCAGCATGAGCGAGCATGTTGTGATCGTGGCACCTGATGGCGTAGCGGATCTGACCCCGGTGGCAAAGTTCCTAGCAGCGCGCCAGATGCGCCTGAAGGCAGAGGCCGATCGCATCCAGGCGGTGAAAGCACAGGGTTATGTGCCGGAGGTCTGCGGTGATGCGATCCCCGAGGCTCCGGCCCGGGGAGCAATCCGCGTGTTCCAACCGATGAGTCTGTTTCCCGATGGTGAAAACGACTGGAAAGCCCGCCCTTCGGGTTATCGTGGCCGGTCGGCCATGCAGCGGGCGGATGCGTTCGACGTGATGGCGGCCAAGGCGGCTAGCAATGGCAAGCCCGCGCCCTTTACCCGCGCGCAGGTGGCTGCAGGGCGGTATTACCGGGATTTGGTCGAGCGCCACGCAAGTGCCGGTGTCCGGTGTTCATCTGTCGAGGCCATCCGCAGCGGCGGAGGTGATGGCAGTTGCAGCTTCATCGACGCGGTGCTGCGCGATCGTGAAGAAATCGAGCGAATCCGCAGGCGCATCGGTACTGGCACTGCCTTGGCCGTGCGCAAGATCCGCCCGTCCAAACGGGGCTCACGCGTGAACATCACGGATCGGCGACTGGTGGATATGGTGTGCCTGGAGGATAAGCCGATCAGCGCAGTGCTACGGGCACATGGGTGGAGTGTCCGGGGGCAGACGTCCGGTGCGGTGCGACAGGCTTTGGCTGAGGTGTTGGATCGGATGGGGAGGTGATGGCAGACGTAAGAGAAACAGGATCCAGTGAGTGCTCTCATTACTTTCCCTATGACAGCTTCTGGCCCAAGGTCTCCATTCGCTCTGGGCCTACATTGACTTTTGTGTTCTGAGCCTGCTGAATGCAGCAAAATCAGAACAAGTTTCGGGGTAGCCTGATGGCGAGCAAGTCGTTTTCATCTATTGAACTTTGTGCAGGTGGTGGTGGTCAAGCGCTCGGTCTTGAACGCGCTGGATTTGGTCATGAAGCCTTGGTCGAAATCGACGATTGGGCGCGCAAGACACTGAACTTGAACCGCCCTGGGTGGAATGTAATTGAAGGCGATGAAACAGACCTGACCAAGTTCGATGCGAGCCCCTATAAGGGCGTTGATGTTGTTGCAGGTGGTGTTCCATGTCCCCCGTTCTCGAAAGCTGGAAAGCAACTTGGAGCTTCGGACGAGCGTGACCTATTCCCTCATGCTGTGCGTGTTGTAGACGAGGTTCGCCCTAAAGCAGTGATGCTGGAAAATGTTCGTGGGTTCTTGGACGCTGTTTTCCATGACTATAGGCAGAAACTTAAACGGCAACTTAAGCGTCTTGGATATACCTACGTTGATTGGCATCTTTTCAATGCCTGCGATTTTGGTGTGTCTCAACTCCGTCCACGCGTTGTTATCGTCGCCATCCACAAAGATTACGCTGATAATTTCCAGTGGCCAGTCGGAGGTAACATGAAGCCCCCCACGGTGGGCAACCTCCTGCACGACCTTATGTCAGAGCGAGGTTGGGTAGGCGCTGACAAGTGGCGCGATCAAGCTGATGAAATCGCTCCAACAATCGTCGGTGGCTCGAAGAAGCACGGGGGGCCTGATCTGGGCCCCACTCGCGCAAAGCGAGCGTGGGAAGCTTTGGGCGTCAATGGCAAGACGATTGCCGAAGAAGCTCCGGATCCCGACTTTGTTGGATTACCACGGCTGACGGTCAACATGGTTGCGCGCATTCAGGGATTTCCTGACGAGTGGAAATTTGCCGGCCGAAAGACCGCACAATATCGACAGGTAGGAAACGCGTTCCCGCCACCAGTGGCTGAGGCTGTTGCTCAGAGCATCCGCACAGCTATCTCGTCGACTCAAAAGATCTACGCGGTGGCATGATGGACGTGTGGCTTTCGCAAGCACGGAGGCGCTTCCATGCGGAGTGCCTCGCTGGTCCAATATCTGAGACCAATGGTGTGCCCAGCATCGCCGACGTGTCGAACAAGGCAAGTCGTGAAATTTCAATTGGGCTTATTTCAAAGATAGGCAACACACAGCAGTTAGCTGAAAAGCCGGCCGGTCAGACTGCTGGCCATATGTTTGAGAGCGTATGCCAAAGCTTCTTGGCAGATGCATTTCTTAAGCTACAGCACCTTCGTCCTGGCGCATTCTCGGTCGAACGTGGCAAGTCTATTTCTCTGTTCGATCAATATGCTCATCTGGATGAATTGCGCCTTCTTGCCGACGCGAGCAAGGAACTGAAGACGCATTTGGGAACTGACTATCTCATCAAGCCAGATGTAGTGGTCGTGCGTGAAGCAGAGACCGATGAGAGCATCAACGCTCTGGTGTCTATGGTCGATGGGGGGGTTGCTCGTCGAACCTCATTGCGTGCTACCAACGGTGCGAAACCATCTCTGCACGCGTCCATTAGCTGCAAACTGACCATACGTTCTGACCGTGTTCAAAATACGCGCTCTGAAGCCCTCAATTTAGTGCGAAACAGAAAGGGACGCCTTCCTCACATTGCCGCAGTCACCGCTGAGCCTACGCCCTCCCGGATCGCAGCAATCGCGTTGGGGACAGGTGATATCGACTGTGTCTATCACTTTGCATTGCCGGAGCTGGTCGCCGTCTTACGTGAGCAAGAACGTGAAACTCTAGACCTTGTTGAAACAATGATGGATGGTCAACGCCTAAGGGATATTGCGGATCTGCCGCTTGATCTAGTTGTTTGATTTCGCGAATTTTTATCCGTCAAGCGTTTCGCTGATCAGTGGGTTCATCCGATAGGGTCATAGATGACGGTTCCGTTTACACGCACGGCGGGCTTGGCGGTGGTGACATTGACGGAATCGAATGCGTCGATGGCGTCTGGTACAGCTAATTTGGCGAGCGCGGCAGTAAGCACTTGTATCGCACGTGGCCAAACGAGGCAGGAGCAGCGACCTTTGTTTTTTCGAGGGCCGTTGCTTTGGCAAAACAGTATCAGATTTGGATAGAATGACCGCGATGCAGCGCCCCTATCACTCGACCTGCGAAGTCTGTATCTGAAGTTTGACACAGGTCTACACATCCCCCCTTGACGCTAATGTCACCGGCGTGCCAGTAAATATACATCATCACTGATTGCGCCCACGGGAAACCGTCGGGCGCTTTTGCGTTCCGGGGGTATGGTATGACGGCACGGAGCGATTATCACCATTTGTACAACCTGTCGGCGTGGCGACGTCGGCTGCGGCCTGAGCATCTGGCGCGAGAGCCACTGTGCCGGGCGTGTATGCGGCGGGGGATCGTCAATGACGGCTCACTGACGGCGTCCGGATCTCGACAGGGGAACCCAAAGCGCTGCCGCCTGGTGGTGGATCATGTGATCCCGCATCGGGGAGATCCAGTGCTGTTTCTGGATCCGGACAATCTGCAGACGCTGTGCCCGGATGATCATGATCAGAACAAACAACGGCTGGAGGCGCGCGGGTACTCGGAAGAGCGCGGCGCGGATGGCTGGCCGGTGGATCCACAGCACCCCGCCAACCGATAAGCCGGGGGGAGGGTCCGAAGGAACTCCGGATGCGGTGGCAACCGGAGGGGGAGCCTTTGTTTGCGCAAAGTGGAAATTGAATAGAAAAAGCCACATGAACAAGGAGTTGATCGGGATATGCGAGGGCGCAGACCGGCAGAGGAAAAAGTTGTGGCCCTCGCAGAAGAGGGTGCGCCGCTTCACAATCTGGAAGAGCGGGCGCGGCTGCGCCTCGAGGAGATCCGGCCCGAGGGGCTGACCGGCGAGCTGCGCTGGACCTTTGACCGGCTGGCGCTGCCGCTGTGTCATCCGACCGTCGATCGGTTGAAGCCCAGCAATGTGATGATGTTCAAACAGCTCTGCAAAGCGGTGCTGCGGTTTGAACGTCTGGAGCTGGAGCTCGAGGAGACCGGCGAGACCTATGAGAGCGAGACGCGCAACGGGGTGCAGATCAAGGCGCGGCCCGAGGTGGCGCAGCTCAATGAGACCTTCCGCCAGATCCGTGGGCTGGCCAATGACTTTGGCATGACGCCAGCGGCGGAGCGGGGGCTCTCGGGCGCGGGCCAGATGGGGTTCAGTTTTGCCGATGCCAATGGGCCCGAGAGCTACCTGACGTGAGCGCAGAGCATGCGCGGGTCTCGGCCAGCGAGGATCCGGTGACAGCCTGGGCGCAAGCGGTTGAGGCCGGTGAAGTGGTGGCCGGGCCTTATGTGCGGGCGGCAGCGGCGCGGCATCTGCGCGATCTCGTTGAGGGGCCCAAGCGCGGGCTCAAATGGGATCTGGCGGCAGCGCTGCGGGCGATCCGCTTCTTTCCGCAGGTGCTGCGCCTCAATGGTGGACAGTTCGAAGGGCGGCCCTTTGAGCTGCACCCAAGCCAGGCGTTCCGGATCGGCTCGCTCTTTGGCTGGCAAAAATACAGCGCTCAACACTGCGCGTGGCTCAGGCGGTTCACGCGGTTTTACGATGAGGAAGGCAAGGGCAACGGCAAGTCGCCGATGCTGGGCGGCATTGGACTTTACATGATGGTGGCCGATGGCGAGCCGCGGGCCGAGATCTATGCAGCGGCGGCCAAGAAAGACCAGGCGGGGATCCTGTTCCAGGATGCGGTGGCGATGGTGGATCAATCGCCGGTGCTGAAGCGGACGGTGCAGCAGCAAGGGGAAAACCCCGTCTGGCAGATGACCTACCGGGGGCGCGGGGGCGATAAGCGCAAGTTCAAACCGCTCTCGGCGGAAAAGGCTCAATCGGGCCCGCGCCCGCATTGTGCGCTCACCGACGAGGTGCATGAACATCCGAACCGGGATGTGATCGATATGCTAGAGCGGGGTTTTAAGTTCCGCAAACAGCCGCTCCTGTGCATGGCGACCAACTCCGGCACCGATAAAAAATCGATCTGCTGGGAAGAGCACCAGCATGGCGTCAATGTGGTGACCGGCGCAGTCGAGGATGACAGCACATTCGCCTTCATTTGTTCTTTGGATGAGGGCGATGATTGGGAGAATGATCCGAGCTGCTGGGTTAAGGTGAACCCGCTTTTGGGCGTCACCATCGATGAGGAATATCTCACCAAGGTGGTGAACCAGGCCAAGATGATGCCGGGCAAGCGCAACGGCATTGCGCGGCTGCATTTTTGCCAGTGGACGCAATCGGTGACGGCTGCGATCCGGCGCGAGGCCTGGGTTGCCTGTCATGGCGAGGTGGATCCCGAAGAGTTGACCGCGCAGGGCTATCCCTGTTTTGGCGGGCTGGATCTGAGCCAGGTGCGCGACTTCTCGGCGCTGACCCTCACCTGGGTGCTCGATGCCACCAAGGATGCCGAGCACCTGGTCTCCAAGACCTGGTTCTGGACACCGGAAGGCACGCTGATGGAGCGGGCGGCGCGCGATCAGGCGCCCTATGATCTCTGGGTGCGGCAGGGGTTCATCGAGGCGGTGCCGGGGGATCGGCTCAAATACCCCTGGCTAGCCGACGCACTGGCGGATCTCACCTCGCGCTATCAGCCGGAGGTGATTGCCTGCGATCAGTATGGGCTGGAGCGTCTCAAAGACAGTCTGACGGAAAAAGGCCTGGTGCTGCCCACGGAGGTGCATCCGCAAGGCTTCCAGAAGCGGGTGCTGGAAAAGGTGCCGGATTCCACCAATCCGGGGCAAGAGGTGGAGATCTATCTGTGGATGCCGGATTCCATCAACAAGCTGGAAAACGCCATCTACGACGGCCGCCAGACCGTGGCGCAGAACCCGCTCCTGGACAGTATGGCGGCCTCGGTGACCTATGCGGAGAACCGCACCGGGCACCGGATGTTTGACAAGGAAAAGGCCCATGGCCGCATCGACGGCATGGTCTCGCTGGCGATGTCAGCGGGGATTGCGCTGTGCCGCGAGCGGGCGGGCAAGGAACACTCGCCCTGGGGCGATGAAGACTACTCTCTGGAGGATATGCTGTGGGATTGATGGGGTGGCGCAGGCGCGCGGCGATCGAAGGCGCAGGCCCGCCAGAACAGCGCGCCGAGGTGGTGGACAGTGGCGAGGCCGCCATTGCGCAGGTGCTCTCCGGTGAGGTGGGCGAAGGGGTGAGCATGCGCGAGGCCCTGTCGCTGCCCGGGGTCTGGGCGGCGATCAACTTCCTCTCGGCAGCCATGGCCGGTCTGCCGATCGAGGTCTTTGAGACCACTGCGGATGAGGGCGGCGACAAGAAGCTCAAGGGCGGCGTGGTGGATGTACTGGGCGCGGCGGTGAATGACAGCACCACGTCCTTTAGCTGGCGCGAGACCTTCTTTGCCGAGGTCTTTGGCCCCGGGCGCGCCTATACCTACATCGAGCGCAACGCGCAGGGGCGTGTCATCAACCTGTTCCCGATGGAGTATCACCGCACCACGGTGCGCAAGGATCAGGGGCGGCTCTTTTATGACTACAGCGAGGCTTCGGGGCGGGTGAAGACCTACCCGGGCCGCGATGTGATCGACATCGCCTTTTTGCTGAGGCCCGATCATGTTGGCAGCCACAATCCGGTGATGACCTGCGCCAGCGCCATCCGCCAGGGGCTCAATGCCAATCGCTATGCGCTGACGGTCTTTGGCAAAAATGGCGTGCCGCCCTATGTGCTCACGGGGCCATTCCAGGCCGCAAAGGAAATGATGCGCTCGGCGGCGGATCTGATGCGGGTGACGCGGCGGGCGGCGGATGAGGGCAAGCCGGTGCTGCCGCTGCCAGCGGGGCATGAGCTGAAGCGGCTCGGCGATGATCCGGAGAAGATGCAGCTCACCCCGGTGCAGGTCTTTGCGGTGGGGCAAGTGGCGCGGATCTATCAGCTGCCACCGGTGTTCCTGCAGGAGCTCAGCAAGGGCAATTACAACAATATCGAGCATCAGGATCTTCACCTGGTCAAACACACGCTGCGGCGCTGGGTGAAGAAGTTCGAACAGGAGCTGACGCTGAAGATCTTCGGACGCGGCTCCAAACGCTATGTCAAACTGAACCTCGACGGCATGATGCGGGGCGACTTCAAGACCCGCATCGAGGCGATTGTCAAAGCGATCCAGAACGGCCTGATGACCCCCAATGAGGGGCGCGCGCTGGAAAACCGCCCGCCGCTACCTGGGGGCGATGTGCTGTTGGTACAGGGCGCCACCGTGCCGATCGAGCTGGCGGGCAAGGCCTTTGCCAAGGGGGCGGTTGCGCCAGAGCCAGATGACGATGCCGATCCTGACGATCAGGACGGCAACGCGGAACCCAACACAAACTGACGGAGGCTTGGATGAGCGATCCAACACGCGAGGTGCGCTATTGCGCCGTCGCGCCCATTGAGCTGCGCGAAGACACAGACAAACCGCTGGCGGTCACAGGCTATGCGGCGGTCTTTGGCGAACGCACTGCGATCGGCCCGCTCGATACATGGGGCTGGGAAGAGGTGGTGGAGGCCGGGGCCTTCAGTGCCGCCCTTGACCGGCGCGATGATGTGACCTTTTTGATCGACCATGAGGGCCTGCCACTGGCGCGCACCAGCTCCGGCACATTGAGGCTGTCGCAGGATCAGCGCGGCTTGCGGGTGGAGACGGAGCTGGACCGGGATGATCCGGATGTGCAGCGGATCCTGCCCAAGATGCGGCGCGGCGATCTCTCCAAGATGAGCTTTGCCTTCATTGCCGAGAAAGAGACCTGGGATGAGAGCGGCGCGCATGCGCTGCGCAGCATCGGCTCGGTGCAGCTCTTTGATGTCTCGATCGTGACCGACCCTGCCTATCAGGGCACAGAGATTGGCCTTCGCTCCAAAGCGGCGGCTCTTGGCGGTGGCGCGCTCTCTGTGCGCCGCCGGATGCAGATGCGCGGGCGTCTGTCGGGGCTGCGCTGATCGGCGCTTTGTCCTGCCCTTTTCCATGCCGCGCCTTGGGCAAGCGCACCCCCCACATCCAATGAGGATATCATGAGCAAGATCAAGGAACTGCGCGAACAGGCGCAAAAGCTTCTCACCGAGGCCACCAGCCTGCGCGATGGGATCACCGACAAAACACCGCTGGAAGAGGCGCGCGCCGCCAATGACAAGTTCGACGCGATGATGGATCAATACGACGGTCTCATCAAAGAGGCCGAGCGCGAAGAGCGGGCCATGAAGGCGCAGCGCGAGGCCGAGGAACGCCGCGCGCAGGAAGAGCGTGAAGCGCGCGAGAGCCGCCGTCCGGGGCAGGATGAGACCCGCCATCAGCCCGATGGGGATGTGAGCGAGGAATACCGCGAGGCCTTCCGGCTGTATCTGGCCAACGGGGCGGATCTCTCGGAGCTCGATCGCGAAGCGCGCGAGGCGCTGCGCCGGGGCTATCGCGAGGACCGGGCGCAAAACGCGGGCACCGGCGCGCAGGGCGGCTTTTTGGTACCCACCACTCTGGCGGGCTTTATCAATGTGGCCGCCGCCGCCCATGGTCCGATGATGGATGGGCAGATCGCCACGGAGATCAATCTCGCCAATGGTGCGCCGTTTGATCTGCCTACGGTGGATGACACCAGCCAGGAGGCCAATCCGCACAGTGAGGGCGATGAGGGCGTGGATGATGACAGCGGCGACATCGCGCTTGGCAAGGCCACATTGCTGGCCTATGCGCTGGCCACGCCCTGGATCAAATGGTCCTTTGAGCTCGCGCAAGACTCCGCCTTTGGCTTTGAGCCGCTTCTCGGCAAGCTGATTGGCGAGCGGATCGGGCGCAAGGGCAATGCCTGGCTCACCACCGGCAGCGGCAACAATGAGCCTCTGGGCTTTGTGACCGGCGCGCCGGTGGGCCATGTGGCAGCCGCCACCAATGCGCTCACCTTCGATGAGATTTTGGATCTCGAGCATTCGGTGGACCCGGCCTATCGCGGTGGGCCCAAGGTGCGTTACCAGATGCATGATCAATCGGTGAAGGCGCTGCGCAAGCTCAAGGACGGCAATGGCCGCTATCTGTGGTCCGATGGCGATGTCACCAAGGGCGTGCCCGCCACGCTCAACGGGCGGCCCGTCTCGTTTAACCAGGCGATGGCGCAGATCGGTGCGGGCACCAAACCCATCGCATACGGTGACTTCTCGGAATATTACGTGCGCAAGGTGGGCAATTCGCTCCTTGGCGTGGCGCGCGAGAAGTTCTTCCCCAACCTCGCCATCATGGGCGTGCATCGCATCGATGGGGCTCCGGCACAGACCAAGGCCATCAAGGTCCTTCAGATGAAAGCGGCCTGAGCCATGGCGATGGAGCGTCTTACCCCACCGGCAGAGGTGCCGGTGGATCTCGCCCAACTGCGCGCGCATCTGCGGCTGGAAGAGGGCGAAGAGGATGGCCACCTGCAGCATTGTCTGGATGTGGCGGTGGCGCAGTTTGACGGCGACGATGGCGAGCTGGGCCTCGCGCTGGTGCATCAGGTCTGGCAGCAGAGCTTTCCCCATATGCCCGGAGCTGGTGGCTCGGTGGAGCTGATGCTGGGACCTGTGGTCTCGGTGGATCAGATCGAGGTCTATACGCCTGCGGGCAACTGGGAGATCGTGACCGCACCAGAGCTTTTTGAGCTGGGCGGGCGGTTCTATGTCCAGGCGCGCAGCTGGCCCCGCCCGGGGCGCTGCCCGCTGCCCTTAAAGATCCGCTTTACCGCAGGCTTTGGCACGGCAGCCGATGTGCCAAAGCCCATCTGCCACGCCATTCTCTTGTTTGCCGCGCATCTCTATCAGGCGCGGACACCGGTGGTCGTGGAGGGCAAACCGGCAGAGGTGCCCCTGTCGATCGCGCATCTGGTGGCCCCCTACAAAAGCTGGTAGCGGTGATGAGCATTACGGAACGGGATCGCCGCATTCTCTTTCTTGAGGCACGGCGCGCGGAGAATGATGCGGGCGAAGAGGAGGTCACCGGCTGGGACGCGCTATTTTATCGCTGGGCGGCCTATGAGCCGGTGAGCGATGGCGAGCGGCTTCGGGCAGCGGCGGTGGAACAGCGCAGCGATGCGCGGTTCCGGGTGCTGTGGTCGGGGCCCATGGTGCAGATCACCGGCGCGCATCGGCTGCGCTTTGACGGTGCCGATTGGCAGATCACCGGCCTCAAACAGCGTGGCTTTAAAGGAGAGATCGAGATCACCGCCTGGAAGATCCCGGAGGTGTCTTGATGGCCATCAAAATGAAGATCGAGGGCGCTGGCGACATTGAGCGCGCGTTGGCAGCACTGCCGCGTGGTACGGCCAAAGGGGTGATGCGGCGCGCCATGAAGACGAGCCTCAAACCGATGGCGCAGATGGCAGAAGCGGCCTCTCCCTTTGCCATTGCTGTGACGTCCAAGCTCACCGCGCGGCAGGCGCGCGAGGCGCGCAGGGATCGGGGCCGCAGTAAGGTTGTGCTCTATGTGGGGCCGGTTGAGCCGGATGGCGCTGATGCTCCGCATGCGCATCTTTATGAGTTTGGCACCGGCCCTCGCGTGCAACGCTCCACGGGACGCGCCACCGGGGCGATGCCCGCGCGGCCGTTCCTGCGCCCGGCTTGGGATACGAGCCAGGCCGTGATGCTGGCGACACTCAAGCGCGAGGTCTGGGACGAGATCGAAAAAAGCCTGGAACGCGCCCGGCGCAAGGCGACGCGCAGATGAGTATGGAGCGCGAGGTGAGAGAGGCCCTCAAACGTCTCGGCTATCCGGTTGTTTGGGGGGCGTTTGACAAAGAGGTGGACTTCCCTCGGATCACCCTGCAGCGGATCTCCAATGTGACGGATTACGCTCTCAAAGGGCGCTCGAATGTGGAGACTGCCCGCGTGCAGGTGAACGTCGCCTCAAAGACCTATGGTGCGCTTCTCACGCTTGTCCCGCAGATCTCCCAGACCCTCACCGATTTGCGCGGCGGATCAGTGATCCGCATCAAAGAACTCTCCCGGCGGGATGCTCTGACAGAGACCGGCGGCGAAGTGATCCGGCAGCAGATGCTGGATATGCAGGTGCGCTACCGCGCCTGACCCTGCCGGGCGACCGGCTTTTGCAAACAGTTTGAAAGGATAAGGCAATGGCAGAGAATGTCATCGCAGGCGATCTGGTGGACGTTGAATGGTCCCCGGATGGAGAAGAGGCGACATTTGTCGTCATCAAGGGCTGCAAAACCGTGGGTATCCCCGAGGAAAACCCCGAGTACCGCGACCGCACCTCGCTCGACAGCCCGGGGCGCACCCGCGAATACGGCGTTGGTCTCACCGAGGTCAGCGAGTTGACCCTGAGCTGCTTTTACTCGGCTGATCTCTATGAGCAGGCGCTCGCCTTCAAGGGCTCGGGTGTGCCGGTGTTCTTCCGGGTGAAGCTGCCGAGGATCGGCGGGCAGGCCACCAATGGCGATGTCTTCCAGTACAAGGCCTTTGTCAGTCCCTCGATCCCCTCCGTCGACCAGGATGGTGATCTGATGACGGATCTGAAGCTGCGCCCCACGGGCCTCATTGGCTGGACGAAAGGCGCATAAGACATGATCCCTGCAGCAACTCTGAAGGTGGGCAAGACAACCCACAAACTGCGCCTCACCACGGGCGCGCTGATGCGCTTTGAAGAGGACAATGGAGGTCAGCCCTTTGATGGTCTTCTGGACCGGCTGATCCAGGGCACCGGGGGCATCAAGCCGATTGTCTCAGTGCTCTCTGCCGGTCTGGACGATGGCAAGGGTGTCTCCAAGGATGAAGCGATCGCGATGATCGACGCGGCAGGCGGTGCGCGCAAAGTTGTGCCCTTCATTGCCGAGGCCATCGCCAAGGCCTTCCCGCCTCCGGCACCAGAAGAGGACGGGGATGACGCGGCGGGAAAGGCCAGCCCCCCGGCGGGGGCGTAGACTGGGCGGCGCTCTTTGCCGCCTGGTGTGAGCTCGGCGCGCCCCACGCCGATTTTTACGGCCTCACCTTGCGCGAATACGACCTCATCACGCGGGCAAAGATCCGGGCCAAGGATGCAGAGGTGGAGGCGCGCCGGGTGCTCAACCAGGAGCTCGGCCTTCTGGTGAGCCATGCGTTCCACAACCCCAAGACCATGCCGGATTTTACCAAGGCAGCGGGCCGCAAGGGCCGCAGCCCCTCTGACGCCGCGCAGGATGTCGAGAAGCTGCGCGCGAGTCTGATGACGATGCACTTCCAAAGCAAGAAAGGGCGGTAGATGTCCGCAGTAATTGGCGCGCTGCGCGGCGTGCTCTCCATGGATTCCGCCGCCTTTGAGACGGGCGCAAAGCGGGCCAAAGCCACCATGGGCACAGTTGAGCGGCGCATGGTGGCCCTAGCGGGCAAGATGGAGGGGGCCGGGCGTCGGATGGCGCTTGGCCTCACCCTGCCGATGGCGGCGGCAGCGGGCGTTGCGGTGCGCTCAAGCCTCAAAGTGGTGGATGCGCAGGCCAAGATGGCGCAGTCGCTCGGGACCACGGTGGCCTCGATGCAGGTGCTCGAGCGGGCGGCGGATCTCTCCGGGGTCTCCATGGGCGAGATGCAGCAGGCCACGCTGCAGCTCACCAAGCGGCTGAGCCAGGCGGCGGGCGGCAGTGGTGCTGCGGCCAAGGCGCTCGATCGGTTGAACCTCAGCGCGACCGAGCTGCAGGCGCTGCCACTGGATGAACGCCTGTCGCAGATCCAATCCGCGCTTGCGGCCTATGTACCAGAAGCCGAACGGGCGGCGGTGGCCTCGGATCTCTTTGGCAGCCGCGCGGGGCTTATCTTTACGCGCATCGATGGGGCAGCTTTACGCATCGCGACCGAGGATGTCAGCCGTTTTGGTCTGGCCGTCTCGGAGGTGGATGCAGATCAGATCGAGCTCACCAATGATGCGCTGTCGCGCATGAGCCTTGCCGGGCGCGGCCTTGCCAATCAATTGACGGTGGCCCTTGCGCCCAGCCTGCAATCGCTGGCGGATGGGTTTGCCTCTGTCGCTGCGTGGTTTGCCGCGCTGGATGAGGGCTCAAAACGCCTCACGGCGGGGATTGCTGCAACCGTGGCAGCGGTCGGGCCGCTCACGCTTGGCCTTGGTCTGCTGCTGCGCACCACCGCACCCGTGGTTCAGGGCATGCTATCGCTGGCCACTGCGGCGCGCACGCTTGGGGTTGCGCTGACGGTTGCAACGGGCCCATGGGGCATTCTGGCCGCGCTGGTGGCGGGCACGGCGGGCTACTTTCTTGTGTTCCGCGACAATGCCGAGACCCTGCCGACCCCGCTTGAAGAGGCCACCAAGGCGCAACAGGCCCTGAGTGGGGCGATGGGGCTCTTTTATGAGACCTCCGCCCCCTCGGCGGCAAAGGCTGCGGTGGAGACCGCAACCAAATATTACGAATACGCCAAGGCCGCGCGGGAAGCGGCAGCCGCCAATATCGCGGTTCTTCAATCCGAGCTTGCCATGCAGCAAGGGGTGAATGACGGGCTGAAGTTCGGCAACTTCTTTGGAGAGGATGAAGAAGACCTGATCCTCGAGGATCTGGCGGCGGCGCGCGAAGAGCTCGCCAAGGCTGAGCGTCTTCTGGAGGATGCGCGGCGCAAGCAAAAACAGGCGGCAACCGCTGTCACTGGCGGCACCATCCGCCAGTCGGAGGCAACGCAGGATCTCAGCAGCAACCTGTCGGTGGCGGTGGAGACCACGGCGGAGCTTGGCTCTGCCATGGGCCAGACCAAGATCGAGGCGGAGGATCTGGCAGAGGGGTTGCAAACGGATCTGCCGCCCGCGATCTCTGGTGTGGCGCAGGCCTTTGGGGATCTGGTCGGGCGGGGCTTTCGGGACTTCAAAGACTTCTGGGGAGATCTGAAGCGCCTCGCGCAGCGTGAGCTTGCCAATCTCGCCGCGCTTTTTGCGCAGAACCAGCTGAAGGTCGCGCTTGGGATCTCTCTCTCGGGCGCTGGCACCGCATCCAATGCGGCGGGCTCCTTCCTTGCGGGCTCTGGCGGCGGCGGTGGTCTGATGCCCGGTCTTTTGGGACAGGCGGCAACGAGGCTCTTTGGCGGCAGTAGCCTGCTTGCGGGGCTTGGGGGTGGCTTCCAGGCGGCGCTGGGGTTGGGCGGCTTTACCAGCGCGGGGATCTTCAACATCGCCAGCAATGCTGCATTGGCCTCAGCCGCGACAGGGGCGAGCGCGCTGGTGTCGACCATCGGCGCGGCGCTGCCTGTGGTCGGGATCATCGCCGGGGGGCTTGCGCTCTTGTCCAAGGCCTTTGGGCGCAAGTTCAAATACTCGGCCCTTGAGGGCACGATCGGGGCGGATGGCTTTCAAGGTCACGCCCGGGACTTCTATAAAGGCGGGTGGTTCCGCAGTGACAAGAACGTCTACCGCGCGCTGGATCCGGATCTGGATACGGCCCTTGATCAGCAGGTCGAAGGGCTGACGGCAAATCTTCTGTCGATGTCGGAGGCGCTGGGGCTTGGGTCCGACGCCTTGGAGGATTTTGAAGGCTACAGCCTCTCGATCCAAACATCTGGCCGCTCGCAACAACAGATCCAGGAAGATCTCGCGACCCATATGGAAGCCGCCGCAGACCAGATGTCCGATCTGATCCTGGGCACCGATGCGTTCAGTCGCGCGGGCGAAAGCGCCTCGGAGACGCTCTCGCGCCTGTCGGGTAGCCTCCTGGCCGTCAATGACGCCATGGATCTCTTGGGGGCGGCGGCTTTTGATGTGTCGCTCGGCGGGGCGGATCTGGCCTCTGATCTGATCGAGAAGTTTGGCGGTGCCGATCAACTCGCGGCCTCGGTCTCCAGTTACTTCTCCGGCTTTTATACCCAAGCGGAGCGCAGCGAGGTTCTTCTGCAGCGTCTGCGCGAAGAGTTTGAGGCCTTGGGGATCAGCATGCCGGCCTCGCGTGATGCCTTCCGCGAGATCGTGGAGAGCCTCGATCTGACCACGGAAGGAGGGCAAAATCTCTATGCAGAGCTCCTGCGTCTTTCCGGGGCGATGGATGAGGTGCTGCCACAGATCGGATCCTTCACGGCTGAACTCAGCGGCATGGCACAGGAGATCGGCGGGGAGATCGGTGTTCAGATCGATGCGGCGCGCGACATGGTGAGCGAGGCGCGCGCGGCTGCGGGGGAATGGCGGCGCACGGCAGAAGGGTTGCGCGGGTTTGTCTCGGATCTCCTGGCCACAGACCTGAGCGCAGCCAGCGGGGCCCAAAGCGCAGCGGCGCAGCGGTCGCGGCTGGATGCAGCCTTTGCCGGGGTGCAGGCGGGCGATGCGACGGCAGCGGCAGATCTTCCCGGGCTCGCGCACACCTATCTGCGCAGCGCCCGCGAGGCGGCGGGTTCGGATCTGGAATATCGCCGGATCGCGGCAGAGGTGCAGGCGCAACTCAGCTTTGCGGCGGGTGTGGCGGAGCTTGAGGCCGGAAACGATGAGGTTCTGGCCGGGCTCTACGTGCAGCAGATCGAGGTGCTGACCTCGCTGGGCACCTTCCTGCAGCTTGAAGGGCTGACCGCAGATCAGGTGGCCAATCTCAGCGACGGGGTGCAGGCGCTCGCGGAGGATTGGGATGGCACGGTGGCCGCCTTTGAGGCGTCCATGTCGGCGCTTGAGAGCGCGATCGAGACTGCCGAAGGCTTCAGCTATGACGATCTGGTGGGCGCGCTCGACGTCGCGGTGACACTGGATGACAGCGCGCCGCGCTGGCTGCGGCGGCTGGTGGGGTCTGCGGATGAGGGCATCCGCACCACGCTCGATTTTATCATCCGCCGGGATGATCTGACGCCCGCCGATCGCTGGATCGCAACGCAGGCGCTCTCAGAGCATGTGGCCACGCTCAATCTGGTGCTGGGCGAGGATCTCGATCGCGAAAGCCGCAGGCTTGCGCTGACCACGGCTGCGGATCTGCGCCGCCGCTTGATGCTGGATCTTGGGCGCGATCTGGATCCCGAGACCCGCGCGCTGGTGCTTACTCGTTCTGCCAACCTGTCCCGCCGGGTGAATGTGGCGCTGACCACGGAAGGGGCGGACACGGTCGCGCGGCTGACGCGGCTTTCCGAACTCATTGGGGGGCGGCGCGGCGGCGGTCGGTTGACCTTTGGCGGTGGCGTTGTTCTGGAGGCGGGGGATGTCTTTGCCGATCTTGCGAGCCAGACGGAACGCCTGCGCGCGCCCTTGGATCGGCTGCGCGAGATGCTGGCGGCGCTGCGTGATGCGATTGACGCCGATCGACAGGACAGAGAGCTGCAGCTGCGCCTGACGCGCCTGCAGGCGCGCGGTGAAACGGTCCTCGCGCGCACTCAAAACGGTCAGGATGTGGTCGATCGCTTCAATGCGCTGCGCGCCCAATATGGTGTTGGGCTCGCGGGCCATGACGCCACGGTCACCGTTGGGGAGCGCGGCTATATCACGCCCTCCTTTGAGTCCTACAGTGGCGGTGATGTCGTCGGCTTTTGGGACGCGCTGCGAGAGACCTTCGGGACCAGCGTGATCGGCGATGTGTTCCGCCGCTCCAATGAGCAAACCCGGGCAGCTTACGAGCGCGCACAGCAGTTGCGCCAACAGATCCGCAGCCTCGGTGGCATTCCGGCCTTTCGGCAGGGTGGCGCGCACCAGGGCGGCGCGCGGATCGTGGGCGAGGCAGGCTGGGAGATCGAGCACACCGGACCCTCGCGGATCCACAGCCACGCGGAGTCGGTGGCAATGCTCGACAACCGGCCTCTGACCAAAGGGGTGGAGGAGCTGACCCGTCATGTGGTGGCGCAGGGTCAGGTGGTACAATTGCTGCTGAACAAACTGGCAAGCAAGGTGGACGATTGGGATGACTTTGGTCTGCCCGGGGAGCGGCGCTGATGGACTTTAACATGATTGCGCCCATGCCCGTGGGGGATGCGGAGCTGGTTGCCTCCAATATCGCCGAGGAGGATCACCCGGAATGGGCCGCTGGCACAGCCTATGCCAAGGGCGATCGGGTGATCTCGACCCTGACACACCGGATCTATGAGAGTGTGCGGGACGCCAATCAAGGCCATGACCCAGTGGTGGATGATGGTGGCAACTGGCTGGACATCAGCGCCACCAATCGCTGGCGGGCGTTTGACCAACGCCGGTCCAACACGGCGCGGCAATCCGATCGCATCACCTATTCGGTGGTGCCGTCGCAGGATTGTGACGCGATCGCGCTTTTTGGGCTGCGCGCAGGATCGGTGCGGATCGAGGTCTGGGATGGCGCGGTGAGGATCTATGACCAGACCTTTGCGATGATCGACAGTGGCCATGTGGTCAGTGCCTATACCTGGTTCTTTGGCGGGATCGTCTATGCACGCCAGAAGGTTCTCAATGGGTTCCCGGGCTACATCGGCCATCGCATCGACATCACGATCGACGCCACCGGCGGTGAGGCCGAGGTGGGCCATATCGTGCTCGGGCGCAATCATATCCTGGGGCGGGTGCAGAACCTGCCGCGCGCGCAGTTCGTGAGCCACAGTCGCAAGGGCTATGATGACTTTGGCAATGAGATCCTGGTCAAGCGCGGCTCCACCCGAAAGTTCGACCTGTCGCTCTTTGTGCCAACGGTCCAGGCGCAGCGCGTGATGGATATCGTCGCTGAGATCGACGGTCTGGCGACTGCG